ATGTCTATCGGTAAACGGCTGCTTGAGCAGCGAAAATTAGCGGGCTACAGCAGCCAAGAGCAACTTGGCGACGCCCTCGGCGTGAGCTTTACGACCATTGCCCGCTGGGAAAAAGACCAGTCCCCCATTCCCTCCGACAAGCTGGTCGGGATGAATGCCCTTGGCTTGGACGCGGTGTATATCCTGACCGGCAAAACCGGCGACGTCGCCGGTTTTCAAAAACTGCGCTCTAGAAAAAACAATGAGATAGCGGAATCGCAAAACACAAAACCGGCGACGTCGCCGGTTTTGGGAGATGAGATTGTTGCCGACCAAATGGCGGACGGCACATGGCGTGTGCGCAGCAGTAGCGGTGAGATACTGCGTGGCACGACAGACGAGGTCATCCGCCACCTGCGAGAGCGCGCAGCGCCCTATGAGGCCGGTCGCGACCATACGCCTGATGTCAATGATTACGCCTGGATTCCGCTCTATGACGTTGAGGTGAGCGCGGGCGGCGGGCGCTTTTTCGCCGGCGAAAACGTCCTGACCTACCTCGCCTTTACCAAATACAGCCTGCGCAAGCAGGGGCTGCAGCCGGATATGCTCGCCTGTGTGCGCGTAAGCGGCGACTCAATGGAGCCGACTATCCAGTCCAATGACGCTGTGATGATTGATATGCGGCAAACCACGGCAGACAGCGGTATTTTCGTCTTCCGCGTCGGCGAGGTGCTGTATCTCAAGCGGCTGGTGCGCGAGGGCGCGGGGGTGCGCGTCATTTCTGACAACGACATCTACCCGTCGTGGTTAATCCAACCAGGCGAGGATTTCCAAATCGTCGGCAAACGCGTCTGGCATGCCCGCTGGGGCGAGTAGGGCAACTATCAACTTTTACTCACAAGTTCAGTTGTCAAGGATTCCTTGACAACTGCCAGGTATAAAAAAACCCGGCAATGCCGGGCGGGAATCGGTGTGTGCTTAGCGTTCGCGCAGGGTGATTTGCGGGTCGTGGCCGTCCCAAATATGGCAGGTTGCCTCCATGTTGCGCGGCTGGCCAAAACTATTTTTGGCGGCGAAGGGGATGGTTACGAAGACTTGCCCGTTTTCGCGCAGGCTGGTGACGACGCCGGTGATACTGACATCCACAGAATGCGGGTCTTTGACTTGTTCGTTAATCAGTTTGCGGCAGGTGCGGAAGGCAGCGTCTTTTTCGTGTTCGTCCGTCGTGGCCGCCGCTGGCGCGGCAGCGGGTTGGGCAGATGGAGCAGTGCGGAGTGGAGTGTTATCCAGCGCACTGTCGCCAACACCAATTACAGGCAGAGCGAGCGCCAACACCAAACAGACCACGCAGAAACCGCCGTAGCGGAGTAACACATTGGTGCGGGTCTTGCGCGCACCGAGAAATGGCGCCTTGTGTGGTGATTTGAGCGCAAAAAACAATGCCACGACGCCAATAACCGCCAGCGAAAAGAAAAAGCTGAGCATAGACTGTCCCCTTATTGTTGATACTCCGTTCAGGATAACACGCTGTGCCACGTTATAAAAAAGCCGCCCGAAGGCGGCAATCTACGGAGAATTTTTTTCAACGGTTGGGGGTTATTTACGCTTCGAGGTGGCGTCCTCCTCTGTGTCGGGTGTGTCAATAATGACCGCCGTACCGTTTTTGGCCAGCCAGTCGGCGGTGTCAGGCGGGACGGTAACGGTTGCCCCCGCGGCAAAGTCGATATTGCCGATGACGGCGGGGCTGCGCAGGCGCACGGGAACGCCGGAGGGCGTCACCGCAGGCGTCGCGGGTGTTGTGGTGTTTTTGCCAGTCACGGGTGCGGCTCCTTTTGCTCATGGTTTAGTTGTAGAGCTCAACGGTGTAGGGCGCCTCGCCGTTTTTGCCGACCGCCGCCGTGCCTTTCATTGTGACTTTGTTGAAGTCGTCGGAGAACCAGTCAAAGTCGCCATCGACCGCCAAGGTTACTGACGGGATGATGAGTTTGGCGCGTTTTTTCGTGACCTCGTCGCGCCCGTCCAGAATGATTTTGCCCTTGAAGCTGGTGACGCGCGCGCCGTCGATGACGGTGCGGGTAGTAGCAAGCGTTTTGTAGCTGACGGTGAGGTCGTCGCCTTCCGCTGCTGCGGTTTCGTCGGTGATTTTGAGCATGCCGATTTCGGCGTTGAGCTCGTATTTGCCCGCCGGGATAGCGGTGCCGCCTTTTTTGACCTCAATGGTCGTGGGGTCGATGTCGTGGTTTTTCAGGGCGTGGTAGCCGTCAAGGCGCGCCTTGGCGGGCTCGTCGGCGATGGTTTGTACGGTGCTGGTCTGCGTTGCCGCCTTGCCCATCATCGCCATGCCCCATGTCAGCGGTTGGAAGGTATCCGTTTCAAAGGTGACCTCTGCCGGTTTGGGTATGGTGATGCTGTCCAGCACCGCGCCGCTGTCGTGTTTGCGATGACTGATGCGGGTTTTGGTTTCGGAGGAGAGCGCTATTTTTACGGAGAGCGGGTTGCCGAGGTAGAAGGCCGCGGAATCGTCGCCCTCCGGGATGAAATAGGGGTTGCCGGTGCCGATAAAGCCGCGGTCGTTGGTGATGCTGTTGAGGTTGCTCATGGGGTGTCCTGGTTGAGATGGATAACGTCAATGGCGAAGGAAAGGGGGTAAAACGCCCAGCCGGAGCGGTAAAAGGCGCTGTCAGCAGCCGTGAGGGTGAAGCGTTTGCCGTAGCCGGGGGTGGTGTTGAGCGCGCCCTCGTCAACGCGCAGCCCCTCGACGTGGCTCATGATGGCGGCGAGTACTTCACCTGCCTCGTCCATGCCCGCGCCTGCGCCGCTGCGCGCCGGGCGGTTGTTCTGCACGGCGAGGATGACGGTGTAGTGCTGCGTCATTTTGTGGTTGCGCCCCTGCACCGACACGTCGCTGTATTTGTCGAAGGCGACGTAAGCGCCCAGGTGCTGCGCAGGCTGGTTGTCCAGTACCTGCTCCAGTTCGTGGTGCTGACCGACGTAGCGCAGGACGCCGCGCTCAACCAGCTTTTGCAGGTGCGCTGTAAGTGCTTTGCGCGGCGCAAATAAATCAGCCATCAGTAACCTCGCAGTTGCTCGTCGGTAAAGACGGCAGCGGGCGCGGCGGTCTGCGCGCTGCCATAGCCGGGGTTGTTTTTGACTGCCGCGCGCCCGGTAATCAAGCGGTTGAAATAGGCGTGGCGGCTGTCGTTGAGCTGTTTGATGACGCTCTCCTCCTCCAACCGCTCGCAAAGGCGGAAGAGCGCCATATCCATGCAGGCGGCGTGCAGGGTTTGCGGCGGCAATTGCAGACCGGGCAGGAGTGCGAGATAGCCGTCAATGTCGCCCGATGCCAGCGTGATTGCCTGCTCGGTGCGCGCTCTGAGCGCGGCGAGGGTGTCCTCGTAACCGGGCGCGGCGTTGCCCGTCTCAAAATAATCGAGCGTCGCCGCAGGCGCGGGCAAAGCGCCGTAATCATTGCCCGCCAGCTGGGTGATAAGGCTGGCGCGGTTGGCGTGGGCGATGAGGTCACGCGCGGTGCAGTAGTTCACGGCTGCGCCCCGGCTTCGCCTTCCGGCGGCGTGTCTACTTCGTCTGCGGGCGCGGTTTCGCCTGCCTCTGCGACCGGGTCAGCGGAGGCTTCTGCGGCGGCAGCAGGAGCGGTTAGTAGCGCCCAGGCGGCGTCAAGGTCGGCCTGCGTCAGGTCTTCGTCGCGGATGGCGAGGGCGATGCCGTCCTCGGTGGTTGAGCCTTCCACCTGCTCGCGCAAGAGCTCCAGCGCCTTTTTCAGCGCCGGTTTTCGCTTGAGGTCGAGCGGCGCGAGCAGGTCGGCGATGGTTTGCGCATCAAGGGCAAGCCAGCCTTGTGCGGGAGTGTCGGCGGCGCGCTCGATAACGCCTGCGGCGAGTAGCGGCGCAGCCTCGACCAATGTCAGCTCTACCACGGCAGGCGGCTCGATGCGCTTGCCGCCGTGGCGGATGGGAGAGCGGAGGCGGTATTTCATCACGCGGCCTCCTTACTTGATGGCCGCGGTGTTGGTGAAGAGGAATCCCGCGCCGGGGCTGGTGACTACCGCTTGGTCGGCGAAATGCACCGGGTAATGCCAGGAGCGGTCGCTGTTCTCGAAGTAGCCTTTTTCGACGCGCGGTAGGCCTTGCAGCACGTAGTTGTAACCAAAGCTCGGCTCCTCCATGTTGCGTGCGCCGGCCGGGGCGACGTAGGCCAAAATGGTGTTGTTGCCCCACAGCTCGGTGAAATCGGCATTGAGGTCGGCGACGGTGACCGCCTTGGCGACGACCAGATTCTCGACGTCAAAATAGTTGGCGAGCATCGCGCTGGTGATGCTGTCTTTGCCGGTATATTTGAAATGCTCGATGATTTTCGGGTGCCGCTTGAGCGCCTCGTAGGCATAGACGTCCAGATGCAGGACGTTGGGATATTGCCCGGTGCTTTTGCGGATTTTCGCCTTAGCGTCGCTGATGGCTTCGAGCGGGTTGGAGGCGGCGTTGTCCCATTGATCATTACCGGAGAGCGCTTCGGTGTGGCCGGTGGCATAGGCGCTCGCGCTGGTGGCGAGTTTTGCCTTGTTCGCCTCGCCTTCGAGGCGCATTTTTTTCATAACGGTATTGACCGCGCGGGTTTGCAGGTTGACGCCCGGCACTTTGGCGCTCTCCTCCAAAAATTCTTCGGCGACCTTGCCTTCGAGCAGGCGGTTTTCCAGCGCATAGCTTTCGCTGCTGTAGGCGACGCTGATGTTGCGCACGGTTTCGCCGGGCGCGCGCACCGTGTTGGTCACGATATACGCCTCCTTGCCGAATTTGAGGATTTTGCCGCCCATGAGCGGCACATTCACGTCCGGGAAGAGGTGCTGGCCGGTAAATTGCTGCTCAAGGTTGTAGCCGAGGACGACTTTGGTGAGGACGGTATCGACGACGCGCAGCGCGTTGCGGATGGATTGAGGCATGGTGGCTCCTTATTTCAAGAGGATTTCGACGGTTTTCGGGCTGGTGATTTCGACCACCGTCGCAAAGGCTTCGGCGGCGCTGCCCGCTTTTTCGATGGCGCCTGCGTTGGCCTTGACGCCATCGCCAACGGCGAGGCCGGTGCCGGGGACGTCTTCAAGGCCGATGACGGTAAGGGCAATGGTGTCGCCCGTCTTGCCGTCGTACTGGGCGACGCCTGCGGGCTCTTTGCTGCCGGTGGTGGCGGGCTCGCCGCTCCAGCTGACGATTTGCCCGGCCTTGACGTCGGCGGTGAGGGTCACTTTTTTCGCAAGGATGGTGTGCTGTGGCATGGGTTACTCCGTAATTTGTGCTGCGGCTTCGGCGTAGCTGATGCCGTGCTGCTCGGCAAAGCTCTGGATTTTGGCGTCGAGCGCGGCGCGGGCGGCGTCGTCATCGGTTCCGCCCGGCAGTTGCGGCTTGGCAGCGGTATTGGGGTCGGCGGCGGTGTGCTCGGCAAAATCGACCGTGACCGGCAAGCGTTGCAAGAGCGCGCGCAGGCTGTCAGCGGCGGGTTTTTGCGTCAATTTGCCGCCTTCGGCAAAGTCATAGGTCGCGGTCTTGTCCATGCCGCGCAGGATGGCGATGACGGCAGGCTTTTCGCCCGGCAGCACCTTGCCAGCCTTGACCAAGCCCTCGGCAAAGTCGGCGGCTTCGGCTTCTTCGCGCGCCGCTTCTTCAGCGGCGAGCGCGTCTTCGCGTTTTTTCAGTTCGGCCTCGCGTGCGGCCAGCGCCTTTTCGCGCTCGGCCAGTTCGGCTTCTTTGGCTTCAAGTTCGGTTTTGTCCATCGGGTTCTCCGGTTGCGGGGGTTCGGGGGTGGGTTCGTCAAAGTCGTAGGTGGGTGGCGGTTCGCCTGCGTCGGCAAAATCCGCCAACCCCTTGACGGCGGGCGGCTGCGCGCCGAGAAAGCCGACGTGGCGCAGATAGGGGCGGTCGGGAGTGGGGTTGCTGGGATGACCGGGCGGATAAAAGGAGGCGGAGCGCTTCTTAAAACGGCCGGCCTTGAGCAGGCCGGCAAAACCCTCATCCACCTGGCTGAAGTTGGCGTAGAGGACGCCGTCGGCGTCGTTGTAGTTGAGCGATTGCACCCAGCCGTAGGCGGGCGCGTTGTCGGCAGGGTGGCCGATAACGGCGGGGGCTTCGTGCAGGGCGGGCTGGTAGCTCTCGGCGATGGCGCGCAGATAGTCCGGGGTGGCGTCCAGGACGTTGCCGTGGCTGTCGGCGTGCTGGCCGGTGCGGAAGATAGCGATGTTGTTCATGTCGCCATTGTCCGCGCGCGCGGCGGTGGCGACGATTAGACTGGTTTGGGATTTTTGGGAGTGGTTTATCCACCCCGGAGGTATGCGGGCAAACCCCACCCCTGCCCTCCCCCACGGGGGGAGGGGGAATATTCGGGCGCGGAGGTTTTTACGGCGTTTGCTAAATGCCCTCGCGGGCGTTTCGGTGGTTAAGGCGGGCAAGCGGTTGGTTTATCGCTTGCAGGGGCGGAAATCGCGTTTTAGACGGGTTACGGTTGTCGCGCGGCGAAAGCGTCCTCGATAATCTCAAGGATGGCGGCGACGTCGTCGTCAGAGACGCCGAGGTAGGGGCGCGCGGGGATAGTGGCCTTGTGCTCCCGCCCTGCCTGCCCGCCGAATTGATGGATGGCGGAATAGACGCGGTTGCTGCCGATGGCGACGGAGACGTCGGTCGCCTGATAGCGCAGGGTGTCGCGCAGATAGCCGCGCAGCTTGAGGATGCGGTCGTGCCCGTGAAAGGCGCGTTTCCACTCGGCGTATTTGGCGTTCAGCGGCTCCCACGGGCGGCCGTCCGGGGCGGTCTGACTGTCGAAACGTGCATCGGTGGAGAGCAGCAGCTCCTCGCCGATGGCGCTAAATACCGCCTTGTCCAAAAAACCGGCAGCGGCGAGGCGTTCGAGGTAGGCGATAACGCGCGGGTCATCAAAGGTTAGGGCTGGCATGGTTGTTTTGCGCTATACTTGGCTGACAGCTGCGGGGGTTTCCTACTGGAAAGGTTGGTGATCGCCACCATGATCCTGTTCGAATCAGGCAAACCGCAGCCCCGGCACTCTCCCGACGTGGGAGGGTGCTTTTTTTGTTCACAATTTCCCTTTTATCAGGGTGTAATGCGCCAGTCCCTGCTGGGCTTTGGCGTCCCAAACAAACGTACCGCCGCTGCGCAGGATGTTCAGCAATACGTTTTGTTTTGCCCCCGTCTCCGCATCTTTCACGCGCGACTCATAGCCTAATTTCAGCACCACCTTGCCCTTGTTGCCGCCGAGGTCAAATACATAGAGCAGCGCGGGCTCGCTTTGCGTGGTATCCAGCAGCACCGCCTGCGGGGCTTGCAGATGGTCAGCGATGTGGTGCAAAAAATTGATGGGCAGATGCATCCCCGCTTTGCTGGTGCGCAGGATATGGAGAATGTCCTTGTCGCGCAGGGTGATGACGGCGGTTGCAGGCATAAGTTTGCGGGCGGCGAGATCAGCAAGGATATCCGGTGCAATGACGCCGATGGATTTGCTTACGCCACGCGCCACCATCTCGCTGGCAACGGTATCGACCATCTTCGTAATTTCTTGCGTGAGCAGCGCCCGCGCCCGCGGGTTATCAAGCACCTGCTGCATGGCATGGGTCGCCAGTTTCGGTGGCACCGCGCTTGCCTTGTCAAAGAGGCGCTGCAAGCCTTCGCGCCCGGCGTTTTTGCCGGGGATACGGTCAAAGCCGGGGTCGATGCCCTTTGGCACGCTGACCACGCGCGGGTTGTTGCTGTTTTTGCCGATGATCTGCTGTTGCCACTCGATGGCCGGCGCTTCACCCACTTTCAGCCCACGCTGCGCCAAACTGCGCTTGCTGTGGGCAAAGACGGTGCATTTGCAGCCGTAGGCGTTAATCGGGTAATGCGTCTGCCACCACGGGTCGTCGCAGTGCAGTACCAGTCCGTTCCAGGCTTCATGTTCGGGGCGCGGATGCTTTTGTCCGTCGCGGTGGCGGTATTCCCAGTAGGGGCGCAGGTGTTTCATCTCCTGCTGTTGCTCGTAACGCCCCGCCTGATAGCTCGCGTGCAGGTTGGTGTCGTAGATGATGCGGCTGCGCCAGTCGCGGCCACCGTTGTACTGCCAGCCGTATTTGGCAACGATGTCGTCAAAGTCGCGGCGAAATTCCTCCAGCGTGGTGCCGTCGGCAATCGCCTTGTCCACCGCTTTGCGAAAATCCGCCACCATGTCGAGGCGGTTGGCACCAGCGACGACAAAGGCGTGGTCATGCTCGGCGCCGTAGATGTCGGCGTAGCTCTCCGACGGCAGGTCGAGTTTTTGGCGGTAGTAGTTAATCTGCTCGGCGAAGGGCAGTTGCGTGTGCGCGAGACTCATGCAGTCTCCGTTTTGGCGTCATGGCGTCCGGCCAGATGGGCGGCGGTGGTGGCGCGGGCAAAGATGTCGGCATAGACGTCGAGCGGCAATTCGCCCGCCAATGCGTCGAGGCGCTCGCGGAATTGCAACAGGGTCGCAGATTGCGCCAGCTCCTCGCTGATTTGCGCGAGCCATGCTTCGCCATGTGGTGCCAGTTCGTGCGCGAGGCGGCTGCCCATGTCGTCCGGCGTGGTCGGGGTGTCGCCCTCGGCAAAGTCTTGGGCATCGTCTGCCGCTACCGGCAGGGTACTGGCGGCGGGCATCGGCTCCCACGCGCCGCCAAAATCCTGCTCCAGTTGTGCCTGCGTCGGGCGGTAGCCGAGCGGCGCCAGTTTGGCGTAGGTGTCCGCCAGTTGTTGCAGGTCTTTGGTTTCTTCGGTGCGCAGCCACAGTTTGGGCGGGTGTGCGTTCGGGAAATTCCACTCGGTCAGCCATACGGCAATGGTGCTGTTAAACGAGGCGCAGAGCAGGTCGGCATCGGCCTTGACGATGTCGTCTTTGACCTCGTCCTGCACCTCCGCCTTGTATTGCCCGCCGACCGCCTGCGAGGTCATCACCTGTCCCAGTATCACCAGCGCAATCGCCTCGTCCATGTACTCGCACAGCTTGGCGTAGTCAGTCGTTCCCGCCTCACCCTTGAGCAGCTCAATGGTCGAGCCGAGCGGGGTCACGGTGGCGGCGGCGTTTTTGATGGCGGTGAGTGCGGTAAGCAGCTGCTGTTTGTCGGCTTCGGCGCTGGGCGAGCGCGGGTCGTATTGGCCGTGCGGCACGCTGGTGGCTGCCTTTTCATTGCCCACCAACCAGAATTTGACGTTGGATTTTTTGAACAGCACCGGCCAGTACAAAAAATGCGCCAACCCCAAGCCATAGGGGTTGTCGGTGGTGTCGCCGCCTGCGCTAAACGTCCAGAATTTGCGTGGCGGCATCGCCTCGTCCGCACCGTTGCCGGTGTAGATGAGCTGCCGCTGGATGTCGTACTTGAATTTGGCTCTGTCGCGGACGAGGACGTTATCCAGCACCACTTTGCCGTCCTCAATGCCCCACATTACCTCGCCGACGGCCATGCCGTAAAACACGCCCCAGTGCATCGCTTTCAGCACCGCGTCAAAGTTGAGGCGCTGCAATTGTGCGGCGACAAATTCTGCCGCCTCGACGTCGGCGGCGTTGTCCGGGTCGTGCGGCAAGACTTGCCGCTCCAGTTTGGTCAGCGCCGTTTGCCGCTGCGCCCAGGCACCGGTGACGGTGGTGTCGGTCAAGAGGTCGCGGTAGCCGTTGAGGTCGCCGCCGAGGCGTTGGGTGAGCAGGGTGTCGAGCTGTTCGATTTCGGTGAGGTTGCGTTCTACCGCGACTTCTTGCGACGCGGCAGTTGGGCGGGCGAGGGTTTTGGAGTTGGGTGTGGTCATCGTTAGTAATCCAGATAGGCAGGCTTGGTGTAGCCGTCCTCAATGGCGACGGTTACGGGCAGGGCGGTATTGCTGCGGCTGGCAGCGTAGGCGAGGCAGAGGGCGATGGCGGCGTCGCCGTGGCGCTCGCCCGCTTTGCCGCTGCGCCGTCCCAGTTTGATGACGCCGTCGATGCGCTCCAGCGCGCGCAGGTCGTCGATGATGTCGGCGTCTTTGGGGATGCGTAGCGCGTCATCTTCCAGCGCTGCCACCAGCGGCGGCATATGCTCGCTGTACCAGGCGTTGGAGAGTTTGATTTGTGCGACGCGGTTGCCGTAGCGGTCGTGTGCGGCCTCGGCGAGGTACTCGCCGTTGCCGCTTGCGTCAAACCACGCCGCAGTCAGGCGTGGCAGGCGGTCGAGCAGGTAATAGACGATTTGCCGCTGTTGCGCGTGCGGGATGTTGCGCAACTCGACCGCAAACGGCACATGGCGGCGGGTATCGGCGGCGATTTGCAGCGGCATCAGTACCGAGAGATCGCCGTGCCGCGCGAAGTCCATGCCAAAGACGTGTTCGCGCGTGCCGTCTAGCGTGGCCAGCAGCGGCCGCAATTCGCGCCCGCACCAGTCGGCGATATCGGCCGAGCGCAGCTCTGCCGGGTATTCTGCCCAGCCGTCGGGCTGGGCAAGGCGCAGGATGGGGGCGGGGTCGGCACGCAGCTCCAGCAGGCTGCGCGAGAGTACCGCGCCGCCGCTGTTAGAAGGGATAACGCGCAGCTCTTCGTCGGCGTCCGCGCCGTATTGTTCGTAGATGCCCGCCGTCCATGCCGCCTCCCCCGCCGCTGTCCACTCCATGCCGCGCACTTGGCAAATGCGACGGTAGAGGCCTTGCGCGACCGCCTCGTCGAAGGTGGTGCGATGCAGGGCGTAGGGTTTGCGCCCGCCGCGGATATCCTGGCACAGCTGGTTGAAGGGGTTATCGACGCCGTCGTGCGTGCTGATGATGGCGACCTTGCCGCCCCACATGAGCAGCGCCATCGCCGCCTTGAGCAGCTCATCAAGCTGCTCGTGGAAGGCGGCCTCGTCGATGATGACGTAGCCCTGTTTGCCGCGCAGGTTGGAGGGGCGCGACGACAGGGCGGTGATGCGGTAGCCCGACGCGCAGCGGATGACAAAGGTCAGGATGTCCTTGTCGCCGTCGTTGAGTATCTCCTCGCTTACCGCCTCGGCGACCAACTGGTAATGGCCAATCCAGTCGGCGCTGTCGCGGATAAATTCTTCGGCCATGTCCTTGTTGTAGCCGATGTACCAGACGTCCATGCCGGAGGCGGCCGCCGCCACCAAGGCAGCCTCGGCGGCGGTGGACCAGCTGATGCCGATGCGGCGCGATTTTTCATAGACGCGCACCGGGGTTGGGTCGTTAATCCATTGCATTTGGTAGGGCAGGAGGACACCAGCCATCTCAGCCCCCCAAGATGCGCTGCTTAATGAGTTCGACTGCCTCATCGGATAGCCCCTGCGATTTGGCGGTGGCTTCGACATCGGCGGCGGCGCGTGCCAAAGCGGCCTGCTCAATTTCGCGCTGGCGTTTGTCGTTAATCGTGGATGCTCGCTCCAGCTTCTCAATCGCCTGCGCCAAGTCTTTCAAAAGACCAGGGTGCGCCGGTTCTTCGCCTTCCGATAATTGCAACGCGGTTTCAAAGGCGAGGTTACGCACCAGCTCGTTCAGCAGCGCCCCGACCTTGCCCTGCGGCTGGTTGCCAAAACGGGCGATCCACATGTCGGCGATTTCGCGCGATTGCTGGATTTTTGCGCCGACCTCGCTCATTTTCAGCGCATAGCGGTTGACCGCGCTCTTGCTGCGCGGTTTTTCGCCCAGCTCGGCGAGGACGGCATTCAGCCGCTCGGTCGCCTCCAGCTGGGTGATGGCCGGGTCGCGCAGCCAGCCTTGCAACTGCTCCAGCAGCTCGGGCGGCAGCGTCTTGATGCTGTTTGCCGCCATTAGCGCCGCGCCTCAATGTCGCGCAGTTCGGACGGGCGCAGGTCGCGGATGCCATGCGCCCGTGCCTTGCCGCGCGCGATTTCGAGGCCACGGTCGGTGAGCGTTACCATCGTCAGGCTGGGCGACGGATAGCTACGGGCAACATAGCCCTGCTCCTCCAGCCAGGCGATTTCGGTTTGCAGCTGGTCGTAGGTGGCGTTCTGCCCGGTCTGTTCGAGGCAGAGGTCGAGCATGTCGAGCGACAGGCGGTAGTCGCTGTCGTATTCGAGCAGGCTCAGGATAGCGCGGCGGCGATAGGCGCGCACGGCGTCTTGCATCATGATTTGTCTCCTTTCAAGAGCACTTCGAGGATGAGCTTGCTGGTGTCATTCACGCCGTCAAGCGCCCCCTCCATTTTGTGCAGGGTTTCCGCTTGGCGGTCGAGACGCTTGTGGATGTTGCCGATGGCTTCCCGGTTCGGCAGGTGTTCGAGGCGCGTTTCCAGTTCGGTCAGACGGTTCTTAACCTGGCCAAGTTCTTCGGTCGCCTTGTCTTCCAGCGCGGCAATGCGACTGGCGTTTGCCTTGTGTTTCGAAAGTATCCAGACGTAGATGGTGATGCCGACGGTAAATGTGGTCTGGATAATGTCAAAAATAAACTTCCATAGCGGGATGTTAGGGTTTCCCACGGTGTCTCCTTTCGTAGTGTTGTTGGCATTCGAGGCAGCGGATGGCGGCCGGGTTGGCGGCGCGTCGCGCAGCGGGTATCGGCTCGCCGCAGTCCTCGCAATCCGCCTGCCCGGCCTGTGCCTGCGCTGCATGGATGCGGGCAAGCGCATTAGCGGTGGTCGCCTCAATTAGCGCTGCGGCGCGGTCGGCTTCATCCATCTCTCGCTCCATTGGCGAATGACCGTAAGGCGCGCATTGCAGGTGGCGAGCGCTTGATGCTGCTCGATGAGGTAGCGGGCGACATCGCGCTGCGTCGCGCGCTGCGGGTCGGGTTTTTCAGGGATGGCGACCGGCGTGGTGAGACCGGTCGGCACGGCGATGGGGTGGTAGCGCGGGATGTCGCGCGCGCAGGCGGTGAGACTGATGGCAAGCAGCAGGGCAATGGCTCTCATGGCAAATCCTCCAGCGCTTGCCGCAATACCGGCGCCACCGGGGCATCGTCATGCGCCGGGGCTTGTTGCACGCGGTGGATGGCGGGGCGGTATTGCGTCGCTATTTGCGACGTGGTTGCGATTAACGCCTGATAAGCCGCATCGGCGGCGGCGTACTCATCGGCAAGCGCCTTGTTGGCGGCGGTGAGTGCTGCCACCGTCGCCTGCTCGCTCGCAAGCTGTCCGCGTAGGCGGTGGATATAACCGCCGAGGGTGGCGATGATGCCCGTGGCAATCAGGATAGCGGTCAGCGTGCGCATACCGTCCCCCCGCCCCAGTCACGATAGAGCGCCTGATGCTGGTAGATGATGGCGCGCGGATAGCCACGGTTTTCGGCGTGCGCCCATTTGGCGCGGCGGCTGTGGCGCTCGACGTTGCCCCACCAGCGCAGCGGGTCAGCACCACGCTGCGCGGCAAGGCGCTGGTCGCGTTGCAGCCAGCCGAGGCCGCCGTTGTAGGCGGAGAGCGTCATCGCCCAGCGCTCGCAATCGTTGGCAGCGCGGATGCGCTGATAGAGGTGGTGGTCATAGGTGACCAGCGCGCGGATCGCCCAGCGCGGATCAAAGGCATTACCGACGGCGAGCGCCTGCGGATAGGCTGCCTTAATCCACGCCTCGGTGTCCGGGGTAAATTGGGCGAGACCGCCAGCAAAGCGGGAGCGTGCGCCCTTGCGCCACAAACTCTCTTGATGGATTTGCCCGGCCATGACCGGCACAGGGGCATCAATGCCCCACACGGCGCGCGCTTCACGGATGAGCTCGCGCTGGTAGGCACGGGAGCGGGTCTGCCAGTCATCGGCGGCGGGTGCCCATTGGCAACCGACCGCCGCGACGACAAACGCGAGGAGTTGTAGGGTGCGCCGCATGGTTACAATCCAATCGCAAAGGCGAGGACGACGGCAGAGACGAGCAACGCGCGGCGAATCATGACCGCCGCAAAGACGATAGGCTCTTGACGCATCTCAAACGGTCGATACGCGGCAAAGATGGTGCGGTCGGCGTAGTAGCCAAGGGCAAGGGCGATGCTGATGTAGATGGTTTTTAACAGCAAGAGGCCGATTTGCTGCCGGGCAATGATGGCAAGGACGACGAGCAGCACGGCGCTGATGGCGTACCAGATGGCCATTTTGTTGTGTTTTTTGGGCATGGGTGTCTCCGGTTGATTAACTGAAGACCATGATAAAAATCGCCGCAGAAGGCGGCGATTAGACTGGTTTGGGATTTCTGCCAGCCTCCGGGAATAATCTGGCGGTGTTGGCGCGCCTTGCCGTACTTGTGCGTACTGTCTTCGGCGCGCCGCCTTGCCAGATTATCCCCGGAGACCGGCAGTCGTTCACACCCTGATTTCCTGCCAGTCTAAATCCGGCGCTTTGCCCTCGATGCGCAGGGTCACGGCATCAAAATAGACGCTCTCGCCGATTTGCGTCTGCCCGGTGATAACCACCACGCCGCCGCTTGGTGTCTCGCCGACCCAGGTGTCTGCCCCCTTGCCGCCGACGATTTTGGCGACGGCGCGGTGGCGGGGGTTGATGAGGTCAAGCAGTTGTTGGCGGATGTTCATCTCAGTCTCCGAGGTAGCGGTCAATGGTGACGGTTTGGGTGACCACCGGTGCGCCGTTGTCCAGCTCGACCGCAACCGATACACCCTTGATGACGCCCTGCCATGTTGCGCCGCCTTCCGCAAATGCCCACACCGCGCCGAGGCTGGCCAGCGGCAGCTGGTATTTTTCCGCCCACGGCAGTTGCACGGTTTCGGTTTTGTGGGTGCCGGTCTCGCTGAGTGCATGGATGCCCGCCGCGCGCATGACGTCAAGGTCGGTATAGGCGGCATGGGTCAGGGTGGATGCCTCCGGCTGTTGGTCGGTGCCCTCGCGATAGACCAGCCCGCCTTTGGCCTTGTTGCCGCCCACCTGTTCGGCGGCAGGTGTTACCCGCACCGCGTTGGCGCGCTCGCTGATGCGCCGCTGGCCGCTCACCGAGAGGATGAGGTTGGCGGGGATGGTCAGCGCTGGCGTCGGTTTCGCCCAGGCGGGTTGTCGCCACACGGGGCGGACAAACAGCTGCGGCTCGTAGGGATGGCTCTCGACAAAGCCCCCGGCGGCGCGGGCGAGGTCGGCAATCACCTCTATCGGCGTCTGCCCTGATACGGTGTAGGTGTCGCCGGGGATGAGCCAGTCCACCGCCTCCCATGCGGCGATGGTGTACGGCAGCAGGTTGAGCTGCTCGTCGGCGATTTGCCGGGCGTAGCGCGCCTCGCTGTATTTTTGGTGGCGACCTTTGGCGTAGTCGGCGCCGAGGCGGGCGGTAATGGATCGGCCTGTCACGGTGTAGCTGTGGCCGATAAATTTGCGGGTGTCGCGGTAGTCCTCCGCCATGATGTCCCAGCGTTGGCCGTTGATGCGCACGGTGATGACGGCCTCGTCGCCCGCGGCACGTCCGTCGATGTTGAGGCGGGCGAAGGAGGCGGGGGCGAGGGTGATGTCGCCCTGCCAGCAGTAGCTGGCGGTGTCGGTGGTAAGTGTCAGGGCGAGCAGGTCGAGCGGCTCGCCGTTAAGGTCGGCGGTGATTTTGTTGTGCATGATGTATCCCGGCAGGATGGGCAGGTCGGTGGTGTCGCTGTCGTGCCAGCATCTGAGCGGTAGCGCCAGGCGGGCGCTGTCGCGGTTGATGCGGCGGCGGCTGAGTGGTAGCGGTAATTGGTACGACGGCGGGCGGATGCGGCAGGGCGAGGTGTCCGGTGGCGGTGGCGGCAGCGGCAGCGGGTAGTACTCGCACGGCGGGCGCACCGCGCGGGTGTAGCGCAGCGGTTGGCAGGCGCGCAGCGACAGGCTCCAGCCGTGTTGCGGCGTGCAGTGGGTGAGCAGCGGGGCGATGCTGATGCGCGGCGTGGCGCAGCCCTTGATGGCAGGCGCCGCCTGTGTTGTGGCGGGCAGGCATTGTTTGACGGCGGGCGCGGCGGTAGTCTGCGGGCGGGTGCAGTTGGCGAGCGACGGGTAGCCGCCGATGCGGAGGCGCTGGCAGGTGGCGATGCGCCAGGCGAGGCTGATGCGCGTCGTCTGGCAGTTGCCAATACTCGGCACCGGGCGGATGGCATGGCGCTGGCAGAGGGCGATGTCCTGCATTGGCGTGACCTCCGCGGGCAGGCAGTTGCTGGCGAGCGCGGGATGCCCCAAGGCGGGCAGGCAGGCGGTTATGTCGACCGTCGGCGCCACCCGTGCACCGCTGCAACTGCTGATGCGCACCACTTTGGCCTGCGGCGGCGGTTTGGGCGGTGGCGGGGTGCTGCCCCCCTGCCGGTCGAGTGCGAGCGGCAGGCGGGCGGTGTCGCGGCCGCCCGTATGCTCGCCGAGGGTGAGGGGCAGGCGGTCAGGTTTGAGCGTCGCCATGTGTGGTTATCCTTGCCGCTGCGCGGTGGGTCAAGACCCACCCTACAACTGCCATGTCGCCCACAGTTGCGCCTGCTCCGCCAGCGTCAGCATGGTCGCGGGCTTGAGGTCGTCGTAGCAGACCGGCTCGTACTGCCGCGCCGGGTGGCGTCCCATGATGAGGTAACGCCGCGCCGGGTTGAGGTAGGGGACGAGGTAATGGCCGTTGGGCAGCGAGCGCGTCTGTTGTTGCAGCAATAGGGTCTCGGCATCGAAAACGTAGATGTTGCCGATGCCCGCCGCGCCGCCGACGGTAACGATGCCATCCTCGCTGCCCGCCATGTAGCCACGATGGTCGGGGATGTAGTGCGGCTCTAACAACATATCAGTACCGCCATTTGTCGGTGCGCACCGCCAGGCGGCTGAAATCATCATCCAGACCTGTCCAGCCGTAGCTGTGCAGGATGATGTACGCTGCGCCCTCGTCGTCGATGAGGCTCAGGTTGTCGGCGGCGCGGGTGTTGGTATGTACCCCTGGCACGGCGTAGAGGCGCTCGCCGCGTTGCAGCAGCACCGGCGCCACGTACTGCCCGGCAGCCTCGCGCGGCACGGCAAAGAGGCTGATAAATCCCTGCCCCTGCGCGCCACCGTCATCGCGATAGCTCTTGGCCTGCGCATAGCCGCGACCAGAATCAGACTTACCCGGCCAGTGAAACAGGCTGCCATGCGAGCCGTCGTCGAACTCACCGCCGCTATGGGCGAGGAGCAGGGCGCGGCTGCCGTTGTCGGCGCTGCTGCTGTCGCCGTAGCAGAGCATCATGCCGTTGCGGCCGGTGGCGTTATAGCCGCCCTCAATCCACACGATGACGCTGCGCGCGGTGGCAACTACCGCCCAGCGGCCGCTCCATTGTCTGCCCTGTCCGTGTTTGTAGGGGGTGGCGAGCTCAAGGATGGCCTCGCCGTTGTCGATGTCGCTCATCTGCCGGTAGGCGGCGACACGGCTTTGCCCGCTCTGGTCGGCGACGCGCAGGTAGCTGTCCAGCTCGCCGGTTTTGGTAGGCGCAAAGACGCGCTTGCTCGCGGCCGCGTCCTCATGCGGCATCGTCCAGCCTGCGCCGGGCTTGCTGCCGTAGCCGGTAACGAGGCAGGCTTTGAGGATGAGCGACAGGTTGCTCTTGGTCAGCGCTGGCGCATCGTCGTCGCTCGACAGGTAGAGGTGCGCTGGCATTTCGAGGTTGTTGGCGTACATGGTGGCTCCTTAAATTTCGACGGTGTTGCCGCGCAGGCAGATGCTGAAGCCGTCGGTCTCGGTCTGCTTTTGCGCGCTGGGCTGGACGGCGCGCAGTATCCACACGCCGAGGTGCGTCCCCCAGGTGTTGAGGCGGATGGCGTTGCCCGTCGCCCACGGCGAGGCGCCGTTATTGATGCCAAAGGCGCCTTTCGGCAGGATGAAGTAGGGCTTGCCGGTGGCGGCGTTGACGGGCGCCAAATCTTGCAGTGCGTCGTAGCGGCCGACAAAACCGAGCGCCTCGCTGTAGAGGTCGTACTGGGTGCCGTCGCGGAAGACTATCGCCCAGCGGTCGGTGGTGGCGCCGTCGTCGGTGAGGACGAGCGGGTAGTCTTTGAGGTTGAGCTTGGCGGTGATGGCGTCGCCTCTGGGGTCATCCGACCACACGTTGTCAAAGAGTTTTTGCGACCACGGCGGGCTGTGCCGCACCTCCAAATCACCGCCAATCAGCGCGCTGGAGACGTAGGTGTCCTCCAGCGGGTAATCGCGTGCCGTCGGGAATTGCAGGCTGAGGGTGCCGTCAATGTCGGCCACCATGATGCGGTTTTCTTCTTCGCGCGCGTGGTGGGCAGTAATCGGCATGGTGTAGGCGGAGAGGTCGAGCGGCGTTGCCCAGGTGATGGTGCCTGCTTGCAGGTCGTAGTCCCACCATTTGGCCTCTATCGCCTGATTGCGTGCGTCGCGCAGACAAATGCTGTCGAGGTCGCCGCGCGAGAGTTGCACGGTCTTGCCCGCGCTGTGGGCGCTGCCGAGGTTGTCTTCCAACCTGTGGCCGATGACGATCATGTCGCCGCGGCGGAAGATGGGGACGCGGCCATCGGCGGGCAGGCGCACCGCGTCGATGCCGATGGCGGTGGTATCGAGCGGCAGGTAGGCATAACTCACCGCGTTGTAGCGGATGGTGTCGGCATAGACCTGTGCCGGTTGCCAAATCTTGCCGTCGTCGCGCACCGCGTCCGCGTTGTACCAGTACTTGCCTTCGTTACCCGCCGCCACGACCCAACGACCAAAGCGGATGCGCACCACCCCGGTCTCGTAGTCAATTTTGCCTTCGATGGCGCCGCCGCTGAGTTTGCCGTCGTTGTCGACGCGGACGTTGAGCTGGCCGCCTGTGAGCGGTGTCGCGGTGATTTGCAGCGATGAGGGGCGGATGGGGGCGGAGGGGATGCGCCATGTCGCCGCATCGACCGGGTTGGCCGATACGGTACCCGCCAGCGCCTGCAAGGTCAGCACCCCCGCCGGTGCCTGCTCCAGAGTGACGAGGCCGGTTTGGTAGTTGATGGAGCCGACGCGCGAGGCGGCGCCGGTGGCGCTGTCGAGGCGGTAGTAGATTTCGCCACGGCGGTCGAGGTAGGTCTCGTTGCCAATGGCAAAGCGCACGCTGCCGGGGACGATTTGTTCGGCCAGGGTCGGCAAGAGGTCGATACGCAGCGCGCCGCTGGTCGCCTGTTTGGTCCGCGCGTCCTCGGACTGCTGCCCGCGAAACTTGGCGGTGACGACAAAGCTGTCATCAATCGGTGCCGAGGCAAGCGCGTCCACGTACTCGTAACCGGCAAACACCATGCGGTAGAGCGGTTTGACCGTCTGCGTGGTGCCTTGGGTGGAGACTATCTCCTCGCCCATCGGTTGCTTGCGGTAGATGGCTTTGGGGATTTTGACGACCGCGTCCGGCTTAAGTTTGATGACGCCGGTCGTGTAGTTAATCGTGCCACGGCTGACGCCACCGGCATCGCGCAGCGCGCCCGCGCCGTCGTCGCGCACGGTCACGTAGGGGTCCACCTGGCGGGTGTAGGCCTCGCCCGCCTGCACTTTGGTGTCGTAGTCCTCGATGAGGACGTTGTACACCAGCTCGACCGAGCGCGGTTTGATTTGTGTCTGGCCGAGGTCAAGGTTGACCATGCCCGCGCCGTCGCGCGCAGGCGCTTTCCACTCCGCTTTTTGCGGCTCGCCGACCGAGTAATCGACCTTGACGTCGAGCCGTTGCTCGCCGCCGGGGAAGCTGGTCAGGGTGATGTCGCCGCTGCGGTAGTCCACCGTGCCCGTCCACGCGCCGGTGATGTTGCCCGCGCCGTCGTCCTGCGCGGTCTTGGCGCCGTTGTCTGTCCAGCTTAATTTGACGGTATTGGGTGCGAGGCCGGCCTCGGTCGCAATCAGCATCGTCGCCGCCGGTACGCTGTCGCTGCGGTTATGCACCGTCGCCTGCGAGCCCCAGGCAAAGAGCACCTCGGAGCCCACATCGGGCATCTCGCCGCAGGTGACGGCGACGGTGCCGGTGCGGTAGTTGAGGGTGCCGCTGCCGTGTCCCGCCGAGCCGCCGCGCAAGGCGCCGCTGCCGTCATCGCGCAGATCGTACCATCGTCCCTGCGCGCGGTAACTCACCAGCAGCGAGCCGGGGGCGGGGACGGGGAGGATGGTCATGCTGTAGTTGTAACTGCGGTTGTTGATGGCGATGCCAATGCTGGCGGTGTCTGCCACCTGGAGAAACTCTGCCGCAGGCCTGAAGTACAGCGTCCACCAGCCATAAGCGACAGTCTCGGCAAAACGCAGCTCGCCACGGGCGTAATCGACGGTGCCGACGGCGCGCTCGCCGCTGTACAGCGTGCCGCCCCGGTCGCCGATGGTGACGGCGCCGATGACCAGGCGGACGCTGCCGGGGGTGATGGCATTACCGGCGTAGAGCACGGCGGCGTCGTTGAGTGCCATGTTGCGCGTCAGCACGCTCTCGCCCGATGCCGCGTCAAAAATGAGCTGCTGTTGTCCGGCGGCGGTGAGGTCGGTGTGGCTGGTCTCCACCTGTGAGGTCGGCACGAGTTTTTCCATGAGGGACGGCACGCGCAGCGTCTGCACGCCCGCCTTGATGGCGGCAGCCAGCGGCTTGACCCCGTAATACTGCGCGCCGTCGGCGATATGCGTCTCGCGCAGCTTGCACGGCGCGTCGGCGTAACCGATGGAGGGGTAATCGACGCCGACAAAATCGGAGGTCAGCGCGGTGGATAGCTCCAGCTTGACCACAGTGCGGACAAAATCCTTGCCGCTGGCGGCATCGGTAAAGGTGCGGTTGAGCGAGGAGACGCGGATGACCTGGATGTACTGCTCCTCCGCCGGGTAGCCACGCTTGTCCTGCCTGAGACAATAGACGTCGCCGACCAGCGGTAACGGCTCGTCGGTGCGCTGGTACGCCTGCACAATACGCGAGCCCAGCGATTGGGTCGAGAGCAGCGTCATCCGTGATTCGATGGTGGCCACCGCATAGGCGGCGATGCGCTTGATGATGTCCTTGCGTCGCTCGCCGTACTTGACGCCACGGTAGAGCAGATAGCTGACGTTGCCCGCCTTCGGCGGTTTGCTGATGATGACGTGCGCCCCGCCCAGTTTGGCACGTGAGGGCACGCGCACCGCTGCGTGTACCGAGCGCGCGCTAAATTGCCCCAGGGTGCGCGCCTGGTCGCTGATGGGGGTGAACAGCTCGTTGTCGGCGCTGGTGAGCGGGTCGCGCACCATCAGGCCGCCGCCGTCGTCGCTGTCGGTTAAGTTCTCGGTCGGGTAAAAGCGCAGGTCTTGCGTGGTTAATTGGGTATGGCGTTTGGTCAT